GTGTGGTTATTCGTAGAAGCGTCATCGAAAGAATTGTTGACCGCGTTATTAGCGCCTACTGAAGTGATTAGCGCAGTGGTGTAGTTACTGTTCTCAACTGAAAACTGAAGCGTAAACGTAGAGCTTGCCGACGCCACATTTGTCCCATCACTGGCTCTAAATACGAGAGTGAAACTGCCTGCATTCGCAGTGTTTGTGCTCGGCGTGATCGTCCACTGGTTAGTGTTCGATCCGGCTCCTTGAGTAACCGTCGCAATGTTCCCAGACGTGTCACTGACAATGCTGTAAGTGAGCGGGACACCCTCTGGGTCAGTAGCAGTAACCGTGACTGTAGTAGCGGTGCCATCTGTAGCAAGAACGTAAGTCGCGCTAACGCCGCTGATGGAGGGCGTCTGGTTCACTATGCTGATTGAGTACCAGCCAATGTCGCTAAAAATGTAGAGCTTGTCGGTAGAATCGACCAGCGCCATGGAGCCTTCGGCCACGCCTGTCAGCGGCAGGTCATCAATCGTTGCGTATACCGTTACACCAGCAGATGAGTCTGCAGGTTGCCACTCACTATCAGTGCTATTCCACTGCAGGATCTGGCCGTTGGTGGGCGCACTCGTAGACGTATCTACGTCGGTCAGCGCGTCGATAGCCTGAGTCAAGCCCTGTGGGTTATCAGACCAAACGCCCTGCGTAGAGTCGTAAGCGTAGGTGATCCCGCTGACGGTAATCGTCTGGCCGTTAGAAGGATTGCTTGGAAAATTGACTGCCATTAGTACGCCCCTATCCTATCTGCACCCATTGACTGCTATCACCGTCGCTGTAATAAACAGCCATGATTAAATCGGCTGTATCCCACCAAAGGTCACCAGAGCTTGGATTGCTCGGCGCGGTCTCCTGAACAGCAACACTTGCTCCCGACCCGCTCCCCGAAGGGTTAGCCTTGACCCACTGCGACGAAGAGCCGTCGTTGTAGTAGACGTAAAGCCGCAGAGTAGTTGTGTCGTACCAGAGGTCGCCGTCAGACGGGGAGCTTGGCGCTGTATCTGCGGTAGTTACAGACGCCCCGCCGCCACCGCCAGACTGTGCAACCCAGTCGTAGTCTGAGCCTGTCCAACTGAGGACTTCGTTTGCACTGGCTGTGCTGGTATTGAGGTGGGTGTCTACGTCACTGTCGCCGTAACTGCTGCCGCTGGTGACTGTTGCAGGCTCCCACTTGCTGGCCGTGTTATCCCACGCCAGCACCTGCCCATCGGTCGGCGCTGTCGTAGAAGTGTCTACGTCACTGAGGTCATCGATCTGTGCGGCTCGGGGGATGATGATCTCCCCTGCCATTGAGCTGTGGTATTGGCAGTTGTAGTAGAGCTTGGATGGGGCGTCCATTGGCACTTCAAAAGAGATAGTACCTGTCTGAGCACCATTGCCCGTTACGCCATCTGAGTAAGCATTGCCGGTGCCGGTGCCAGATGTGGAATTGATGTAAAACGGATGACCCGAAGCGTTGACAACAAATTGATAAGTCTCACCGCGAGTTAAATATAGCGTGGGGTTACTGTCGCTATCAGTGCCATCTCCATCAAAAACGTAAGCACCAGAACCGCTGTTTGTGACTGCAAACCGCTTTACTGCTGGCGGCGAAAGTACATCCCAGACGCCTAGAGTGCTGTCGTAAATAAACCCATTAAAGGTATCGCCGTCTGACGGAGAGTTAGGAAAATTCATTTATCACCCCGTAAGCCGCATCATGGTTATGTGAGCCTCAAGAAGTTTGGCTTTCGTGCTTGAGTATGTTGACGTGGCCTGAAAAAAAAGCGAGTGTGTAGTTTGCCTGTCCCAGATAAAAGTGAATGGGATGTATATGTACTCCGATGCTGAACCCGCCCCAATTTGAAACAGATCTAAACTAGATTTAGCCCAGCCGCTGCGTAGCTGTATGTAAAATTCTATTGATGACCCAAGGTTAGACCGTTGAAAGTGAGCGGAGCCATTCACAAGCCACTTGCCGGTAGGAATATTGTCTATGTACCCGCCCTTCATTACTCCACCTTGGCTTGTTGTGTTACTCAGGTAAGAAGCCATGGTGATATTAGTTGGGTTATCTGACTCAATTATCCAGTCGTTTGGATTTGGAACAAAAAAATTGTCGCCGCTAGTACTGTTTTCCAAATCAGTGTTACTAGACGTGCCCGAAGAGATATGCAGATATTTAGTATCGTCAAACGACAGCGTTCCCGAGCCGTTGGTTTTTAAAAACTGACCGTCAGTCCCGTCTGAGGTTGGGTAAGCGATACTTGCCGCTGTCATGCTGGACGCAGTAATTGCGCCAGTACTAATTGCGTTGGTTGTCGTCGCGCCGTTGTCTGTTACCGAGTCAAGATCAGTAGCGACATCCCCGAATGACAAGTTGCCCGAGCCGTCTGTTTTTAGGAATTGTCCCGACGTGCCATCTGATGATGGGTACGCAAGACTGTTCAGACTGCTGGCTGTAAGACCGGCAACAGTGACGTTGTTCGTCGTAGTGTTCCCGTTAGACGTAACGGCCTGCAGGGTGCCGACCGAAGTCCCAGTTGCCTGAAACTGCTCCAGAATGGGAGCGCCTGCAGCTACCCACTGATTGCTGTCACCGTCCTCATAGTAGACGTACATGACGCCGTTGCCCTCTGAGAACCAGAGGTCACCGTTTGTGGGGGAGCTTGGTTTCGATGTGGACACCGTAACCGTAGCGCCTTCAGTAATCGTCGCCCACGCGCCGTCTTGACGCACATACTGGTTCCCATCGTTCGATACGGAACCCGCTGCGTCTTCCAGCTTGTCTGTATTTAAGTTGGTGAAGTTAGAGTCCACCTCTGTGTTAGTCAGAGGTGAACCCTTTCCACTCCGCGTGACTATGGTAGCCATGCTAGTTCCTCAGATTAGGAAGCTGAGACCGTAATAGTCCAAGTAATGGTCATGCTGTCGTCAGCGGCCTTGGTCACAGTGCCAAAGACCGTGCGGCAGAGCATGGTTCCTGCTGAAGAGGCGTTGAAGAGACCGGCTTCAGTTAATGAACCAGTTCCGTCGCCTGCGGCCCAGCTACACACGAAGGCAATTGCATTGTCTGTAACTGTTGTGCTGGTCAGAGCATTTCGATCCAGCTCAGTACCGAGAGCAGTGTCAGCAGCCGCCGCAGCAGTAGAGCCAGTGCCCACTGCCATGTGGCTCATTACGTTCTCGCTAGTACCGCTCATGCGAGATGCAATGAAATCCAGTCCAGTGTCGACAATCAGGTTTTCAACCTTCTTCTCGTCTTTGATATTTCCGTCAGGGCCACGAACTACAATGTCCAGTGTTCCCTTCGCTTTGAGTCCATCGATGATCATGGCTTATATCCTTTAGGTGAGGGTTCGTTTGACTCCGACAAAGTCGTCGCTGAAATAGTCAGTGCTACTGACGTAGCCCTGAGCCAGAAGAACGCCCGTGTCGGAGCAATTGGCGGGGTCTTCTAGGGTCTTGGAAAATGCGGCGGCGTAAGCATCCGCTGCATCGAAAGTGTTTGACTTGTTGACGCCCAGCGAGAAAACAGCGGCGTCTGAAGCGTTAGCCGTGTTACTCGGATTAATGGCATTCGCTTCTTCGAGCAGGAACGCATCCGATATGTCAGCGGTGTCAGCAACAACCTTGGAGATCGACTTGGCAAACACGTCGGTAACCGAAGGTGTTTCCGTCCTGACAAGAGACAGAGAGAACACAGTGCTTTCACTAACCTCTGCCGTGTTTCCTGTCTGCAGGCCGGTGCCAAAGTTTTTCTCAAGCAAGAGGAGCGGGCTGTCAGCAGCGTCCGCGCCATCCGACTTAACCAAGCTGGGTGCTTTGCCTACCTGCTCTGATATTGACGGGGCTTCGCTAACCGCTTTGCTGAATGCATACGCCTGGGAATCCGTTGCTGACGGGCTTTCAGAGACGGCCTTGCTGTAGCCTAGTGCCGCGACATCGGTGACGCCTGCAGTGTTTTGCGGCCTGCGGTTTAGGCCTTCTTCGATGCTAGTAGCTAGAGAGTCAGAAATAGTGACCGAGTCAGAGAATGATCTGTTGTAGGCCATAGCCCTGACCAGAACGTCGCTCATTCCAGCGGTGTCTGACAGAGCTTTACCAACAACAAATACCTGTGCGTCGGTGACGGCGGGCGTTTCGCTGGGATTCTTGCCGAACGCATTTACATATGTGTCAGAGCTGGTAAACGAGTCCGTTACAGGACGGCTGAAGGCTTTGGCCGGTGCGTCAGTCAACGCGCCGATGTCAGAAAGCTGCTTGTCAAAACCGTAGATCAAGACCTCCGCTATGCTCGGCGCTTCGATCAAGCCCTTGCCAAAATCCTTGGTAGCTATGTCTGACACCGTGCCCATGGACACAACTTCGGAGACGTTCTTGAACAAGTGGGCTACGTAGAGATCAGAACTGCCTGCTGAATCAGCAATGGCTTTGGCTACAGCAAGGTTGACCAGCTCTTGGAATGCAGTGCTGTCAAAGAATGTGCGAACCGTTCCGGTCAGCAGCGAGCCAGAGTCTAGGTGAACATTGGTCGCAACGAGCCTGCTGACTTCTACGTCAGGCGCAGACAGCTTTCCTTGAGCCGCCATGGCCCGCAGTAAAGCACGTTGTATGCTTGCACGAATCATCCGAAGGCTTCTCTTACCTTCAGCTTGAGCAGGTCATTAACGGTCTGAATCTCTCCGCCCTGAAACGTGGCTTCGATCTCAGCCTCAAAAACGCCTGCCGTATCGAGAGTTCCTGTCGGGAAGTCGGTACTCGCCACCCCGCCCTCGGCGTCTGTGACCGTCATAGTGAGTGTCGCTTTGACCGTGGACGCGCCGATCTCTCTGATTCTCAAGCGCACGGTCGCGCCATTAAGGTCAATCGGTGCCCATGTAGACGAGTCTTCTGGGTCAAGGGTGAGGCCAGACGCCGCCTCAGAAGCGTCCTTGAGCGTGACCACAACACGCGGAAGCGTGTCGCCCTGAACCAACTCTAAAGTGTCGGAGTACGCCATTAGAAAAACGCCCTCGGTTTAACAGTTACGGATCCGCCGCTGTAGCCGTACTTCACTTCACGAGTCACCTGACCAACTCGCTGATCAAACAGCGCCTTATTGGATTGAGCCGCGCCCATGTTTGACCAAGGCTGGTTGGTCATCATTTGCAGGCGGTATATCGCGCCGTGAACAAGCGGCTCTTTGTGTTCCTCACCAATCGTGTCAGGAATGCTTGTCGAAGATGGAGACGGCTTGACGGAGTACAGAACTTTGAGCGTCTCTCGCTCAGAAGGAGTAGGTGCTAGATAGAAGACCGTGTTATCCCGCTGCGAGTAATACTTGGGCTTAGCCTGATGTGTGCCGTCTCCGGTCACCTGGAGCAATCTCGTGTAGGAGACGGGCGACAACGAAGTTTGGTCTCTGTATACATCGATGATGTGATTCAGCTCCGTGGCCGTTGGGATGCTGACCTCGTACTCCGTAATGTTCGGAATCACCAAGAAGTCTTCCGGCTCGGGCCGATAAATGTCCGTCTTAACGCAGAACTCAATTGCAGCTTCACGCAACGAGCGCTCAACCAAGAAGTCGGGCGCTCCATGGGCCTCTGGCCTGACAAACTCTGCAATCTCCAGATAACGCACTATTACGCCCTCTGCGCGTTGCGGTCAGGGTTGTTTGGTCTTGGATCTGTTGCCGCATCAGCGCGTGTCTTGATCCCCAGAGCATTCGCAAATGACTGGTAGTGCATCATCGAACGCTCAGCGTTGCCTGCGTACTCGCTGTCCTTTTGGTATGCGCGGTACAAAACGTAATCGAGCAAAGCGTTAGCGTAGATGTCGTCCAGCGTGATCGTGGTGGTATCAGTGCTGAAGTTAGAAATAGATATGTCCGCTGGCGCAGAGCTGACCACGATTTCCAACGTAAAGCTGCTTGTGGCATTCGGATAGACGTAAAAATTCTTGGGGTTACCCGAGTCGTAGACGAAGTGCTCTACTTTCTTCGTACTATCAGCAGTAGCGCTGTGCCAGTTTGGTAGAGTCTCATCCAGTATCTTTCTGTCTATCTGAGTGACCGCACGGCCACCTACGTTGCGAACAACATCAATCAGCCGCAGGTGAGCTGCTTCGAGAGTCTGCTTGCTGCCAGCCGCGCAAGTAAAAGTTGTGTTACTGGTGTTGGCGTCAGGCCGGTGGAGAACCACCTCGCGCTGAGAATCATTGAAGAACTTCAGAAGCTCGTCATTTGGGAACCTGACATTAGAGGTGTCCTGAAGAATGATGCTGGCGCGATCCAGCACATCTACGACTTTAGTCGTTGCCATCTACCGGCTCCCACTCGATCACTTCGAGGTCTGGATTGTTTGCAAAGCCCTCGCTGTACGGCCACTCGACACCAGTGACGATGTTGCGAAGGGTTTTAGGAATTCGTTTCGGCAAAACTTTCTCAGGCTCCTTGCCGTTTTTGCGGAGCCGATCTACCTGATCCTGCATCGCGTCAAGAGTCATCCGACGATCAAGAGTGACGTCGAACTGCTCTTTCGCTTCGATGTACAGGTCGTCCTTAACGGTTCGTGCTTCTTCCACGCTAATCTCCAGTAAGAAGAAAAGGGGGAGGAAACCCTCCCCCGTCAGTCCTTAGACCTTCCACTTACCTACAGCGAGGCAGTCAGGAGTTACGACCTTGCGACCGTATACTTTCAGACCACGCACACCGTCGCCGAAGGTGCTCTCAAGGCGAACGGTCTCAGTGTTGGTGAACTGAGAGGCGAACGTGATTGCCTTGGGATGACCCGCGAGAACGTGGGTGTAAGTAGCATCAGTACCTGAAGCTGGGGTGTAGAGCAGATTGCTCTGGTAAACCGT